TAGGAGTAATTATGACGGCAATAGTAAATGGAATCCAATACATCGGAGGCGGAACGGCTCCTGATGAATTTATAAAAAATCAAGCAGGTACAATGGACGGTACTCAAACTGTTGAGAACGGAGTTCTCGCAGGACCTATTACTATACCTGGTACAATAACAGTAACAGGGACTTTAGTAATAGTATAATGTCAAAAATAGAAGTAAATACAGTTGAACCACAATGCGGAACTAATTTAACAATTGGTGCTTCAGGTGATACGATAACTTTTCCTTCTGGAACTACTGTTGTTAATAATGGTAGTCAAACAGGATTTGGCAGAACAGGAACAGTAGATTGGCAAACAGGATCAATTAAAACATCCACATTCACTGCTGCTAATGGAGAAGGTTATTTTGTAAATACTTCAGGTGGAGTTGTAACTGCAAACTTACCAGCAGGTTCTGCTGGAGCAATAGTTTCATTTTCAGATTACACAAGAACTTTTGGTACAAATACTTTAACAATTAGTCCAAATGGATCAGAAAAAATAGGTGGAGTTGCTGACGATTTACTTCTAAGTGTAAATGGTCAAGCACTAACTTTAGTTTATGTTGATGGTACAGAAGGATGGATTAATATTCAAAATGCAGAAGATACAGAAACAGGAAAACCACCATTTATTGAAGCAACTGGTGGAACAATTACAACATCAGGTAATTGTAAAATTCATACTTTTACTGGACCAGGAACTTTTGAGGTTACAAATACAGCAATAGCTCCTGCTAATAATGTAGTAGCTTATATGGTAGTAGCAGGTGGTGGCGGTGGTGGTGATGGAGGAACAGGAGAAGGTGCAGGTGGAGCTGGAGCTGGTGGATTTAGAGAAGGAAGAAACAATCCTATAACTCCATATACAGCTAGTCCTTTAGCAGCAGCTTGTTCTGCATTAACAGTTACAGCAACATCATTTCCAATTACAGTCGGAGCCGGTGGCGCACCATCAGCTTCAGGACCAACTGGTGGTAATGGTAATTCTGGTAAAGGTTCAAATTCAGTTTTTTCAACAATAACTTCTTCAGGAGGTGGTGCAGGTATTTCAGGTGGTGCAAGTGCCGCTAGATGTGCTGCTGTTCATTCAGGTGGTTCAGGAGGAGGTGGTAATGGTAGATCACATCCATCAGGAAATCCAGGAAATGTACCAGCAGTCACTCCAGCCCAAGGAAAAGATGGTGGAAATGGCACTGGAGCGCCTCAATATGCAGGTGGAGGAGGTGGCGGTGCAACTGCTGTTGGTCAACCAGTTGATGGTGGTGGTCACGCTGATGGTGGAGCAGGAGCAGGAACTTTAATTAATCCAGCAACTGGTGAAACAGGTCCGGGTCCATCTCAATATTATGCAGGTGGTGGTGGTAATGGAAATCAAAATGGATCATCTCCAGGAGCAGGAGATGGTGGTATAGGTGGTGGTGGAGATGGTGGTCGAAATGGTCCAAAAGCTGATCGTGATGCAACTGTAAACACAGGTGGTGGTGGAGGTGGTAATTCTTGTGGTCCAAGTTCAGGCACACAAGGTTGTGGTGGATCAGGTGGATCAGGTATAGTAGTAATAAGGTACAAATTTCAATAATTATGACAAGTAAAATTAAAGTAGATAATATAAATAAAGTTTCAGATGATTCAAACATCATCAATAAATGTGGTACAACAATTACACTAGGTGCAAGTGGTGATAGTATTGCTTTAGCATCAGGTGCATCACAGACAGGTTTTGGTAGAACAGGAACAGTTGATTGGCAGACAAGTTCGATCAAAACAGCTACATTTACAGCAGCAAATGGTGAAGGATATTTTTGTAACACTGCAGGTGGTGCATTTAATATGAATTTACCAGCAGGTGTTGCAGGTTATATTGTTTCTGTTCAAGATTATAATAATACATTTGATACACACAACTTAACAGTTATTCCTAATGGTTCAGAAAAAATTAATGGTGGTGCAGGTAATTTAATTTTAAGTGCTGAAGGACAAGGAGTAACTTTTGTTTATGTAGATTCAACAGTTGGTTGGAGAAGTGTTCAGGAAAATGAATTTGCTAGTCTTGGATCAAACTTTGTGTCGGCATCAGGTGGAACAATTACAACTTCAGGAGATTACAAAATTCATACATTTACAGGTCCAGGAACTTTTACAGTAAATGCTATTTCACCTTCAGCACCACTTAACATAGTAGACTATTTAGTAGTAGCAGGTGGAGGTGGAGGTGGTGCTTTAAGCGGAAATTCATCTGGTGGTGGCGGAGGTGGTGGTTTTAGATTTTATGCTAACACAACAACTAATCCACAAACTTGTGCACCAGCAGCACCAATTAATAATTTTCCAAGTGGCACGGCTATAACAGTAACAGCTACAGGTTTTCCAATAACAGTCGGTGGTGGATCTCCAGCAACACCTTTCCCTTCACCAAACACACCTGGAGTTGGTCAAGGTTCAAATTCAATATTTTCAACTATTACATCCGCTGGTGGCGGAGGTGGTGGTATGGCAGGCGGTGGTGGAGCAAATGGTTTACCAGGTGGTTCTGGTGGTGGAGCAACTGGTGGAGCATATAATAAAACTGGTGGAACAGGAAATAGTCCTCCCACATCTCCATCTCAAGGAAATAGTGGTGGTGGATCTCCTACAAGTGCACCTCCTGATGGTGAAGCTGGTGGCGGAGGTGGAGCTATGGCAGTGGGTGGAACAGCAAATGTAAATGGAGCTGGACCTGGTGGTGCAGGTGGTGGAGTAAAAGGTTTTGGAACTTCTGGAGAGGTTTCTAGTTGTGTATCATATTTTTCTGGTGGTGGTGCAGGTGGAAGTAATGGTCCGTCTTATAATCAACCAGGCGGTCTTGGTGGTGGTGGTAATGGTGGATCTGGTGCAAACACAGCTGGACAAGCAGGAACTGTAAATACAGGCGGTGGCGGTGGAGGTTATTCTGGTGCACCTAGTGGATCAAATGGATCTGCTGGAGGTTCTGGTATTGTTGTGATAAGGTATAAATTTCAATAGGTAAATTATGAGTGAAGTAAAAGTAAATAAAATAAGTCCAAGAACAAATTGTGGTACAGTTACATTAGGAGATAGTGGAGATACATTTACGATTCCTAGTGGTGCAACAATTAATAACCAAGGTACAGCATTAAACTTTGGTGCAACAGGTTCAGCTTCTTGGGTAACAACAGTTAAAACAGGAGACTTCACAGCAGTCGCTGGTGAAGGGTATTTTGTAAATACAACAAGTGGTGAAATTGATGTAACACTACCAGCAGGAACAGCAGGAGCTGTTGTTGCAATAAAAGATTACGCAGGAACTTTTGATACAAATAAAGTTACATTAGTTAGAAATGGTTCTGACAAAATTGGTGGTGCTGCTACCGATGCAACTTTAACAACAGAAGGTATTGCAGTTACATTAATTTTTATAGATTCAACACAAGGTTGGTTAGTAACAGATTCAGGTTTACAATCAGAAGCACCAACAGCAGAATTTATAACAGCAACAGGTGGAACAATTACCACTTCTGGAAATTTTAAAATTCACGCATTTACAGGTCCTGGAACTTTTGAAGTAACTGCTGGAGGTAATGCTGCAGGTTCAACTTCAGTTGATTATTTAGTAGTAGCTGGTGGTGGAGCTGGTACTTGTAATGGCGGAGGTGGTGCTGGCGCTGGTGGATTTAGATTAGGTTCTGATGTACCAGGTGCACCTCCTTTAGCGGCACCTGCTCATACAGTTTCTGTTCAAAGTTATCCAATAACAGTAGGTGGTGGTGGTTCATATACTCCTAACTGTAATCCAAATCCAAATGGAGCTGATTCAGTTTTTTCAAGTTTTACAGCAGCTGGAGGAGGAGCAGGTGGTAACTCACCACCCGGTCCCGGTAGTCCTGGTGGTTCTGGTGGTGGTGGAGCAGGTAATAGTAGAGGAGGTCCTGGTGGAACAGGAAATACACCTCCAGTAAGTCCATCTCAAGGAGAACCAGGTGGAGATCAATCTACAAGTCCAAATGCTAGAGCTGGTGGAAGAGGTGGCGGTGGAGCAGGAGGAGCAGCACCAGATTCTTCTGGTAATGCAGGTTCTCCCGGACCTCTTTCTGATGGAGGAGCAGCAGGAGCAGGAGCACCTGTAACTGCAGTTTTTGGAGCAGCACCACAACCTTTTTATCCAGTACCAGGCCCAGGAGAAGGATTTTTTGCTGGTGGCGGTGGCGGTGGTATGTCAAATGATGGTGGTTATACATCTCCCGCTGGAGGCGCTGGTGGTATAGGTGGTGGAGGACCTGGAGGTCCTAATAATTCTGCTGCAGGAGCAGCGATAGTAAATTCAGGTGGTGGCGGTGGATCTTCACCAACAGGTGGTGGAGGTGGAACAACCAGTAATGGTGCTAGTGGAATTGTATTAATAAGATACAAATTTCAATAGTTGAATGATAATTAAAATTAATATATAAGGAGAAACATTATGGCACATTTTGCAAAATTAGGATCAAATGGAAAAGTTATTCAAGTATTAACTTTGAATAATGATGATATGTTAAACGCTGATGGCGTTGAAGATGAAACAGTAGGACAACAATATTTAGAGACACACAATAATTGGCCTGCACAAATGTGGATTCAAACATCTTACAATACATCTGCTAATACACATAGCTCTGGTGATAACTCAAAAGCATTTAGAGGAAACTATGCAGGTATAGGTCATATTTGGGACGAAGATAACAATATGTTTTTTCCAAAAAAACCTTATGCATCTTGGGTTAAAGATATTGCAACTGCTCAATGGAAAGCACCTATAGATAAACCTGAGTTAACTGCAGAACAAAAAGAGCAAAATAAAACCCCTGAAGGTACTGACGCTGAAGGTAAACCTTTGAATGCAACGCACGCTTGGGAATATGTGTGGAATGAAGACAATCAATCTTGGGACTTGACAGATCATAAAGCATAAATTAAAAATGGTGGTGGTATGCAGAAGAAAGTATTAACAGAGCAAGCATTATATTACGGTGATGTGGCAATGCCTAAAGATTGGGACATTGACCAAAATAAGTTATCAAGTGACATTTTACAATCAGTAATTCAAAACAAAGATTTTCCGTTCTCACGAACTTGGGATATGTTAAATACATATATGCGAGATCACATTAATCTCGAATATGATTTTAATTTAATCAACAAAGAAACTTGGGGTAACATTTATAAACCCGGCGAGACTACAATTCCTTTATTAAATATTGATCCAGTAGATCTACGTAACTCTCCAGACTTTACATTATTATATGGTGTAAAAGTTAAAGATTGTAATGTTCGAGTACATTTTGAAGATAACAGACGTAAAGGTAGAAGTTGGGACATACCTTTGACTAATAATAAATTTATAATGTTTCCATCAACTAATATGTATTACTTAACCAATACACAAAAAGATTCATTAAACTTTGTGCAAACAATAACTTATGAATATATCTAATTACTATTGGTATTTTAGTGGTGTACTTACACCAAAATTTTGTGATGATGTTATAGCCTATGCTAATACACAGAAAGAAGTTATGGCTAAAACTGGTGGTTATGGTGATAAAAAATTAAACAAACAAGAAGTTAAAGATTTAAAAAGAAAAAGAAACTCTGATTTAGTTTGGTTAAATGATACTTGGATATATAAAGAATTACATCCATACGTTCACGAAGCAAACAGACAAGCTGGTTGGAATTTTGAATGGGAAAGAAGTGAGTCTTGTCAGTTTACAAAATATAAATTAAACCAATATTACGATTGGCATTGTGATAGTTGGGATAAACCATATGACAGAAAAGACCCAAACAATCCAGAACACGGTAGAATTAGAAAACTATCTATGACTTGTCAGTTAACAGATGGTTCAGAATACACAGGTGGTGAATTAGAATTTGATTTTAGAAACTATGATCCACATATGAGAGATGAAACTAAACATTTAAGAAAAGCAAAAGAAATATTACCTAAAGGTTCTATTATTGTCTTTCCTTCATTTGTGTGGCATAGAGTTAAACCAGTAACATCAGGCACAAGATATAGTCTTGTAGTATGGCATTTAGGGAGGCCTTTTAAATAATGTATATAAATAATTACTTTAACACTACTATTTGGTCAGAACAAAAACCAGAATTTGTAAAATCATTAACAAAAGCATCTAATAAATATATTAAAGCTGCTAGAAGTTTTCCAGAAGCTAAAGCACATATAAAAAAACACGGTGACTTTGGAAGAAGTTATCATTCAACACAATTAACAGCTGACAATGATTTTTTAGATTTTAGAAATTACATTGGTCAAAAGTCTTGGGAGTATTTAGATCACCAAGGTTTTGATATGCAACAATACACAACTATGTTTAGTGAAATGTGGGTACAAGAGTTTGCTAAAAAAGGTGGTGGTCATCACGCTGCACATATACATTGGAATCAACACGTATCAGGTTTTTATTTTTTAAAGTGTAGTGATAAGACATCATACCCTATCTTTCACGAACCAAGAACAGGTGCTAGAGCTACTAAACTAAAAATGAAACCAAATATTAAAGGTGTATGGGGTGGGACTGAACTTGTAAATTTTAAACCTACGCCAGGTACATTAATTATCTTTCCAGGATTTTTAGAACACGAATTTGCAGTAGATTTTGGTAAAGAGCCTTTTAGATTTATACATTGGAATATAACAGCTGTACCAAAAGAAATGGCTAAAGATATTTAATATGCAAGAAATAACAATAAAAACAAAAATACTTTTAGATAAATTAAAAGGACACAACAAAATTAAAAAAAATTTATTAAAACTAATAGATGATTACAAAGCAGATTCACTTAAACATAAAGATTTTTATTACGATGATTTAATTGAAAAATTAGATTGGAATAGTTCTAGAATAACAAATAGACCGTGGGTACAAGTTTTGTTACCTTTTATAGAAAAACATTTTATAAAGTGCACAAAAAAATTAAATTTAAAAGATTTTTATATTAGAGCTTTATGGTTTCAACAATATGGTAAAAATGGAACACACGGCTGGCACGTTCACGAACAAAATTATACAGGAGTATATTATTTAGAACTACCAAAATCTGCACCTTTAACTGAATTAATTGACCCTACTAATATTAAAAATAGATTTAAAATAAAAGCTAAAGAAGGAGACATAGTTCTTTTTCCAAGTTTTGTAATACACAGATCAGGAAAAATGAAAACAAAAGATAGAAAAACAATTGTTTCTTTTAATTTAGAATTTCAAAATATTGATAAACAAGTGCTTAAAAAAATATGGTAAATTTTAAAAATAAAAAATATACAGTTATTCGTCAAGCAATATCAAAAGACCTAGCAGCTTTTGTTGCAAATTATTTTATGATGCAAAAACAAGTATATGATACTTGTAAAGCTACAAGATATATATCTCCGTTTGAAAACATTATAGGTCACTACGAAGCTAAAGATGGACAGATACCAGAAACTTATAGTCAGTATTCTAATATAGCTATGGAAACTTTAATGCTTAAATGCCAACCAGAAATGGAAAAGGTAACAGGTCTTAAATTATATCCAGCTTATACTTATGCAAGAATTTATAAAAAAGGTGATATTTTAAAAAGACATAAAGATAGATTTTCTTGTGAAATATCTACGA